TTCTTCAGACCTGCAATGGTGATATTGAATAAGACTTCCATCAAGATCTAGTTCAGTTTTAGAAGGATCATAATTATCTAAACCCCAAACTTGAAATATAGATGACTTACTAGACTTTAAAGTAATTGCTGTAATAGGATGAGCCGCTGCTTCTGGAATAGGAAAACCATCATCTGAAGCAACCTCAATATCAAAGTTTACAATGTTAATATGATTAGGATTAAATTTAATGTCTGATGGAAACTTATCTGTAATGAATTGATGGATATAATTTGTAGTACCATAGGCTTTAAAGCCTTCCATTTCACCGTGAAATTCCAACCACTCTTTAGCTTCTTTCATACTATCACATGGTCTTGGCTTTACATAACCACCATCAAAAGAAATAAACTTTGTAGGAGTTTGAGACTTTGTATAAAGAGTTGGTTTAAATTTTTCTTTATATGAAATAGACGCGCCACTATCATTGTATCCACGATACATAATTGTGTTGCCATAACGATTCACAGACGTATAGAATGACAATAGAATACCTCCAGTTAGATTTATATTCTACCATATTTTTGGGGGTTTGTAAACCCCTTTATTTATGATGTTAATATTTTTGAGTGGGGTAGTTGTAGTTGATCGCATAATTCTTGGATATAATCTAAGTTGTTAGATGTGAAAGTACACACATGATTTCCACCACCTGGTCCGTTTGTTTGGAATAGTGAAAGTGCACACCCATGTTCTTTTGCGAATTGTTTGATTTCTGATTTAGTTGAAGTATAGGCGATATCCGATATTAGAACGTAAGTCATAATGTTTTCTCCTTTTTGATTAGTACAGTCTATACTAAAAAAGGGGGTTTGTAAACCCCCTAAATGCATTTAATTGAAATTTTTTATGCTAAGGCTTTTGACCTCCAGTCCATAATTATTTTTTCATACCATGCAGGGTTTTTATTCTTTAGTATATTTAAAGGAGCACCGTCTGAACCTTTTTTGTTTCGTGCTTCAACGTATTCTTCAACAGTAAAATTTTTAATAAGTTCTTTAACAAACTTTGCTTTTGTAAATGGTCCATTATATTTAAACCGTGCAATGAACAATTCCATAGGCTGGCCAACCCGACTTGGATGACAGTTTGGAGCAACTTCATCCCATGTAGGTTGACCTTCGTAAGTACCTGTGTACTCAAGATATCCGCCGTGATAGGTAAATTGTGATTTGTTAAATTTTGTCATATCATTTTCTCCATTTGATATAACTATACTACCACAGTTTAAACCGATTGTACACCATTAAATGCAATTAATTTGCATTTTTTTTACTTTTTTTCTGAAACAAACTCATAAAGTTTATCAGCTTGATTTTTGATTTCTTCTGGAGTAATCGCTTTTGGAATGTATTTTTGATAAGCTTCTAAAGCTTGTTCAGTGTTATCTTTATACATTGCCATTGCTTTATATGCTAGTTCCATTTGCATGTCGTATTGCTTGTCTAGCATTTCTTTTGCCATGTTTAAAACATCATAGCGGATTTGATATGGATTTGACATTTAAGTCTCCTGTGTTATGTGTGTGTTAGACCTGAGGGGCCATGACAGCCCCTCCGCTGTGATTTTTCTGTCAGCTTTTCTTTAGCTTTGCAATTTCCATCATACAATTTTTAGCTTCTTCATGATAACCAAGTGAAGCTAAATGTGATGCTGCTCTGCTGTATCCAATAATCTCACAGGTATTTTGAATCCCCTGCCAGATTCTGGAGATAATAGAACGACGACCAATAGTAACGCTTTCAACATAGAACATTACACCCATCCTCTTAGATTAGGATTCATGTCTACATCAGCGCGGGCAATAGATCTAATATCACCTCTATTTATACCAATGTCATTCAATTCTGCATCTGTCAATCTACTTAATTCTTTTACGGTATCTTTGTATTGCCTTTGGCGTTTTACATAAGAATTCCAAGTTTTGAAGAAATCCAAAAGACTTTCAATCGGATTCCGTAAGTAGTTGCTTATTGTCAGTATGTGTTGTGTCATTTTCGACCTCGTTAAATTTTCCAATGTTAATTTTACGAGGACGCATTTCTTCAGGGATGACGTACTTCAATTCAATTGCAAGAATACCATCCTGAATATCTGCTCCGTGCACTTGTACGTGCTCAGACAGCCGGAACGTGCGTTTAAACTTCTTGGTAGAAATACCACGATGAATAAATTCACGACCTCTTGACTTGTGATCCCCAGCCACAGTTAAAGTACGATCTTTAACTTCTACAGAAAGTTCGTCTTTCGAAAATCCAGCAATTGCAAGTTCAATTAAATAGTCACTTTCACCTACTTTAATAATATTGTGAGGTGGATAATGATCATTCGCATGTTTTGCTGTCCATTCAAGTTCATTGAATAGATGATCGAATCCTACAAAAGATGAACGGGGAAAAAGTTGTTGTAAGCCTGTCATTGTTATCTCCTTTTGATCAAGCAAGATTAAATGGAGCCGGACTATCCGCACTCCGATAGTATTTATATAGTTATTGCTATACCAAATTTAAATAGCCGGTAGTCATTTTTTTACCAAAAAGTTTCAGAATTGTTTATCATCTCTACTACTTTTTGTTGGTATATCATTTTATTGTGTTCATTAACCATTAGTGTTTTTTTATCATAACCGAAAGTTGTATCCATATCATCCATATAAACTAATCTTTCAACTTCGTCAAAGAGCGCATAAAATCTTTCGTAATGATTTTCTATATTATCGTAAGAATAATCTATCCAATCATATAATTTGTATCCTTCATCTTGAAGATACTTCATTGTTCCCATTTTTGCAAATACTAAAAAAGGTTTACCATGCTTCAAATGTTTTAATGTTTTTTCTGTTAATGAATTTGCATATGGTCTGGTTTCTATAGAAACATTCAATAAAGCTAAATCAGTTTGTGGAAAAGAGGCATACTGATCAATATTAGCTCTATTCACTTTAACAGTATTTCCATTCCTATCTACTTGTCTAATTTTAAACACTTCTTTAAATAATAAATTGTTATTTAAAATTTCATAATAATAGCTTCTATATTGTTCTGGTGTTTCTTTTATAAAACTATTTAATTTTATTCTTACATCTTCTAAATAATTTTCTATTGGTGTATCAGGTTGGTCTGCACATAATGTAAAGAAAGTATCTTCATGATTTAAAATATTTCTACGAGATGCTTCAAGCATAGATAAAATTCTAAATTCGTTGGAACTTGCTTTTCCTATGACATAACATACTTTTTTTGCTAGATTAGGATGACTATCTTTAAATGTTCTTTTAAGATAATAATCATGATTCCAATTATATCTAGGCAACATTCTATTTTTAGTTTTAGATAATTTAAAATATTTTTTTATATGTGGCTCTACGCTTTCTAGTGAATAACGGTTATCATAAAAACTTAAGTGATGATCAATATCATGTTTTCTAAAGAAATTTATTATATCATTAACTATAGAACTGTTTTCTGGAATAACTTCTAAACACCAAATAACGCCAACCTCAATATAGCGAGAGAAAATGAATTGTATTAATGATGGAGTAAAATGTTTTTCTAACCACAGAGTAATGTTTTCAAGTTCATGAATTACTACCCATGGTATTAAAATTATATTTTTGTTATTTGAGTCAAGCTCATCCTCAATTGATTTATATTGTATGGACCAGTTTTTATAACGAAACTGTTCTCTTATTTCATAATCAATTTCGTCTTGTGTTTTTAAATCATATAAAGGTGATTTGTAATCATGCCACAAAGCTAATATGTTCGAATCCTTTAGCATAACTATAATAAAAATATTTGTCCATTTGTTTTTTTGATTCAAAAGAATCTTCAGGAAATAAAAGACTTAAGTTTAAAACACATCCAGAATTTTCTATGTTTTGAGTTAATTTTGGAATACATCTTCCTAAATGAAATCCACAAAAGTAATAATAATTATAACCTTCAGGGATTTCATTTATTTGTTTGCCAACCGTTATCTCATCCATAAGTTCTTCATCGTATTTAGTATACTTAAATATGTCACAATCAATATGTTTTAATTGTGTATTTAAGTATTTTCCAAAAGAAGTAGTTTCATCACTTAACCAAGGATATTTTTCTAAATCATAATCTTTAAGTTGTTTCCATGCATCAACTACTATTAAACAATCCACTTACTTTCTTCCAATATTGTATTTTGGACAAAGCTCCCAATTGTGTTTATCTTTAAATGATATAATTTTTATAGTTCTTAATGGAGCACATTCTAGTGCTTCTTTCTTTTCTATAGTAAGTAAACCCCAATCACTTAGTAAAGTAGTAATTGTATTTCTACGGGCAATATCTGTTTCTTCTAAGTTAGATTTTTTTCCATCAAGCAAAAACAATTCTTTAAAGTGGACAATAAAATATCGTCCTTGTTTATGCAATATATGGCATGACTGGTAGAGCTTTTTATCTTTTCTAGATGCAACACCGATTCTTGTTAGTGTTTCTTTAATTTTTAAAAAATCGTCTGGCTCATCTATGGTTACTTCCAGCATAAGATCTGGTGACCATTCTATTAAATTATTTTCTTCTTCCACCTTTATTCACCTTCTGTTTTATTATAGTTATTTGTTCAGGCGACAGAAGGGTCAAAGCTACTCTTGCTTTTTCATTACTATAACCATAGTACACTTTAACCGCTTCAATATCACTTACGGATTCCGCTTTAAACCATTTACTAAAACGTTTCCGTTGTCTAACCATATTTATAAGAAAATGATATTGTAGTTTCTTATCTATGTTATGATACTTATTCATTTCATTTGCAAGAATAACAGTATCATTAAAATAAGATAAACCACGATTAACCATAAAGGGGTTATATTCTTTTTCTGCTATATCATCAACCATAATATCTTTCTTGGTTGTGTTTATAGAATTTAAATAATCAAAATGATTCATAACATATTATCCATAAAGTCTATTATATTTTTTTAAATACATACTAGCTATATATTCATGACCAGCTTTATTTGGATGTGGATCTTCATCTGAAATTAAATATTTTTCTTTATTTCTTGCTAACACTTTAGACATAGGTTGATCATATACTGGATGTCTTAACCATCCTTTAGTCACTAGATTTCTATGAGGAAATTTAAAAGGTATATATTCATAATCAATAGGTGGAAGCATTTGAGCAAAAATATATTTTATATTTAGTGCTTCGCATATATCAGTAAGAGTTTCGAGTTCATCATAATACTTTTCTGCAAAAAAGCTTGGATCTGTTTTTGATATTAATGCTTGTGCAACAGAATAAGGACGATCACCTAAAAAATTATAAACTGAAGAATAGTCATCTCCATCTTTACCATCCAACCAACGTGTAGGATTAAAATGATGTTTATAATAAAAATGTAATCGAGTAGCATCAGTCCAACCAATTATAACTAAATCAATCTCTTTATAATTACGAGATATAAATGGAAGTGTTTTATCTAAAATATAATCATTTCCATATCCATATTTTGCAAAATTATAAAGAGGCTTATCTAATTTTTCTGCAACAATTTCTGGCCAATTTTGCCAAGAAACATTTGGATTTGGCGCTGTGTACCCACAACCTGCTGCTACTATCATTGAATTGCCTGTACTAATGTTTGTAATCTCATAACATCCATAGCAATATCATGCTTTGGATCATGAGCTATAAAGTTTTCACAGTTAGGTGGAATAAAACTATTCTTTAAATCTGATCCCCAACTTAAGCCTTCAATTATAGAGCGAGTATCTCTAACTTCCCACCATTCATAAGGCATCGGATTTCCAGTCTGTCTCATTATATATTCAAGAAAGATAGGATCAAAAGTATTTCCTCTTGTATAAACTTTTTTGACATTGGCTGATTTGTTTACAACAAAAAATCCATATAGTTCTGAAATAGATTTATCATCAGAAGAAGGTTTAATTTGTTCTTTTGCTAAATCACCTTGTTCCATCCACCAATTTAATGTATCTTTGTTTATATGTCGTTTATAACTTTTAACTTGATCTTGGACATCAAATTTAATCATATGAGTTTGTTCAACTAATTCATCGAACGTATATGAAATTGTATCACTAGTAAAACGTGATTCAGAAAAGTTTAACATTGCCATAGAAACAACTACACCATTTGTTTGTTCTTGTGATAGTGTTTCAAAATCAAATATACAAGCATTATTTAAACCATCATATGCTACCATCATTGCATCTCCACATTTGCCATGATTTCAGTCATGCATGCAACAACATTTAATTCATGATCTGCAACAAAAGCATTTTTATATTGATAGTCAGCCAAGATTAATACAAGTTGCGGAATTGATTGTGGTCTAACTTTATCTTGCATTCTATCATAGATTCCACGGAAAATACTTGACGCATCAGTGTCAATATTATTAGTAACCCATTGTCTCATCTTTTTAAAATCTTTACCTTTAAGATAAGTAAATAAATTTTGATATGATGTATCAGATAAATTTACAAGTATTCCGGCATCAATTTTTCCACTGATTGCATATCGTTGGCATTCATTAAGAACACGTCTCCAATCAGGTCCATGTTTTAAAATAACTTGAGCTAATGTATTACGTTCATATTCTACATTTTCTTGTTTAAGAACATCCTCTAGTCTTTGTAACATTTGTGTAGAAAGTCCAGCTAATGTTTTGCGATCTGTATTGAATTCATACACTGAACAACGAGAATGTAAAGGATCTATAATGCGATTCTTAAAATTGCAAGTTAAAATGAATCTACAATTGTTTGCAAATTCTTCAATAAATCCACGCAATGCGGGTTGCGTAGATTGTGGATTAAGATAATCAGCCTCATCAAGGATGACTACTTTATATCCTCCGGATAAAGATACTGAAGAAGCAAATTGTTTTATCTTCGTACGAAGAGTTTCAATGTTGCCTTCTTCAGATCCGTTAACTAGAATGTAATCTAAATCTAGTTCATTACATATTGCTTTCGCAACAGTTGTTTTACCAAGACCAGCAGATCCAGTGAAAAGCATATTAGGAACTTCACCAGAATCTACAATCTTTTGAAATACTTGTTTAAGCTGTTCAGGTAAAATGGTGTCTTTCACATATTGTGGGCGATATTTTTCTACCCACAAAAAATCATTATTCATATATCACTCCATTTTAAAAAGACAAACGCTACTCGTCAGCTTCGTCTTCTTCTTGTTTAAAGGCTTCCACAATTGAAATACCTTGTGTACACTGATCACGTAATTGACCAATTGTAGAAAGTTCTTCTCCTCTAAAACCACCACGCTGTGTTACTGTATCAATAACTGCAATTGTTGAACGACAAATATTATTCATTTGTTCGTAAGCTTTTTTATGATCCATTCTTATTCTCCATAATTAGAATTTTTTTCTACTGCAATCCAGTAGGTTAAGTTGTTTTCAGTATTAGTAAATTGCGAAATTAATTTAGATGAAACCTCAACATCATAATTACCAGACATCATTTTTAAATTAGCAATATTAAATATGAGATTATATTTATCTGTGTTTGATTCGCCGACTACATCAATACTGAAAGTATTTGCAGTCGAATTATCACTGCTTTGTACAGTAAGTGATACAACACCATCTCCGCCAGGTGAAGCGGTGAGTTCAGTGTGTCCAAGTGCTGCTGCGGCACGTTTAATACGATTTAATGTATCATTGTCTAAATGAAATTTAACATCCACTGAAGGCATTGATGCAGTCTTTGTTGGTGTAGTTAACATTTCTACATCAGAGAAATAATAACGAATCTTTGATCTGCCGCTTGAATCTCCAATAACAGCATGATCATCTTTTAGTTGAATACGAGGTTTATCAACTAAACCTAAAACACCAAGAAATTCATTTAAATCGTATATACCAAAGGTTTTATCAAATGTTTCTTCTACATTTGCAACAGCTAGAATGTTCTTAGCTTCTGAAATAGTTGAAATTTGATTGCCTTCTTTAATTACAAGGTTAGAATTAATCCCTGCAAAATTTTTCAACTTTGCTAAAGTTGATTCGCTTAGTTCCATAATATACTCCTGTTTAAGTCAATTAATTTATTATACCACATTATTAGTATCTGTAACACCATTATTTACAAGTTTGCTGAAATTTTTTACTTTTGCAAACTCTAACTTGTTATTGAACTTCCCATCTAATATTTCACCTTTATGGGATATGACAAATACATTAGTATCATCATCAAGTGTATGTAAAATTTTCATAAGATTATCTACACCTTCATGATCTAATGAACTATCAAATGTTTCATCTAAAACTAAAAGATTAGTTGAAACACTATTTTTCATTTTAGCTACCATTCTCCAAGTAAACAATAGTGCTAAGTCGATTCTTTGTTTTTCACCTTCACTAAATGAATCATATGAAAAAGAATCTCTATGTCTAGATTTAATTGTTTCTTGAAAACTTTCATCTAAATCAAAGTAAACAAAAAAGTCAAGCATCTGTAAATACTTGTTCACTAGTTTATTAATTACTGGTAAATATTGTTTAATGATTTTTGTTTTAATACCAGTATCTTTAAGCATTTCTGACATTATCATATTATAGTTTAAAGATTCATTTGTCTGCAACTTTGCTTGCCAAAAATCATTAGAATCATTATTTAATCTTTCTAATTCTTTCTGTGATTTTACCACATCCCCATCATTGCCGCGTATTTTTGATATGGCATCGGTGAGATTTCTAATCTGTCCTTGCAACCGTAAGATTTCTTTATTGTTGCTAGAAATAGATGCGGTGGTTTCTCGTATTTTAGCAGCGGTTTGATTGAGCCGCTCAATATCTTGTTCCACAATAGTTGACTGTTCAGCGACATCGTCGAGAGCTTTTTTAATCTCTGCTGCCTTAGCTTTGGAGGAGGAAAGTTTCTCTGATCGTAAACTCTCACTAATATCTTGGGAACATGATGGGCATGTATCATTTTCTTCGTAAAATTTCGAGTCTTTGACGAGGGTCGCGATTTTTTGATTGAATTCAGCCTTGTATTGTAAGAGAGCTTGTTTTTTGTTGTGACTTTTTTTAAGCGCTTCATCGAGCCCATCTGATAAAAGATTGATTTCGGATTCCTTTTCACTATTGATGAACTGTAGTTCCGTGACTTCAGCTTCCGCGAGGAATATTTCATTTTCTTTGTATTCCACCTGATCATTGCTAAGAGTCTCCACTTCTTTAATATATTTTTCTTGCAGACTTATTTTTTCTTTTGTTAATTCCAAATCATATTCAATTTTACTAAGTGTATCTTTTAATGAACCTGTTTGTTCTTTTAATAGTTGATTCATCTTAGAAAAAATATTAATATCCAGAAGATCCTCGATAACATCCCTTCTATGTTGTGAAGGCAGTTGCATAAATGGAATGAAGGAGGAAGAGCCTAACACAACAATTTGATGAAAACTTTTGTGATTAAGTTTTAAGATGTTTTGTTCGAGGATCTTCTGGTACTCTTTGGCATGAGAAGACTGATTAAGCAGTTTTCCGTTTTGCCAAATTTCAAATATTCCTGGTTTAATACCTCTAATAATTTTAAACTCAGATCCTAAAGCATTGAAGGAAACTTCAACACGACAATCTTTGTTATTGATTGAGTTTATAAGTTGTGGTTTATTAATATTTCGATGTGGTTTACCAAATAAAGCAAACGCCAAAGCATCCAATAGTGTAGATTTACCTGCACCATTTTGACCTACAATTAATGTAGACTTTGTATCATTTAAATTTATTTCTGTCCAAGTATTACCTGTTGACAGAAAGTTTTTCCATCTAAGAGTTTTAAATAAAATCATAAAATTTCAAGCGCCTGAGCTTCTGTCATTAAGTTTCTCATTTTAGACTTAATGATGTCTTTATCTAATTCTGTATCTACTGCGTCAATATAACTATCGAGTAAAACACTAGTATCTTCTATTGATATGTTTTCATCGTCAACATTTGAGCCAACGAAATCGCTAAAGTTTTCTGCTATCTTTAGTTCATGTATTGGCCTATTTTGTATTCTATCAACAAATGAGTCAAATGTAAATATATCACTTTTATTATATACAACTATTTTTACAAATTTTTCATCAACAAGAGAAAGATCAAATTCATCTGGTTTAAATACTCTATCATCATAATTAATACGATAAAATAAAGTATGTGGATTTAAAATTGGAGTTAACTGTCTTGTTTCTGTATCTAAAACGTGAAAGTGTTTTGGATCATGAGCGTCGCTCCAAAAGAATTCCATTTGAGATCCTAAGTAATGTATATTACCTTCTTTAGATCCAACATGATAGTGGCCACTTAGCACATTTTCAAACCGTGAAAATAATTTTGGATCCATACCATGAGTGTTTCTAACACCTCTCATCATTTCAAATCCAGTTAACTCTAAATGACCAGCTAACCAATCAGCTTTACATGTTTTTACAAAGTTAATAGATTCATCATAATTATCATTTGCAATCCAAGGTAGCAATGCTATTTTCATGCTGCCATATGTCATAACAGTTGGCTTCATTACAATATGAATTTCATTCATAAAATGGCCAAGGAGTTCTTTTAATGAATTTACTTCATTTGTATTTTTATAAAACGTATCATGATTACCAGGAATGATGTCCATAGTAATCTTGTGTTCTCTTAATTTATCTAAAAAATGTTGGCGGTTTCTATTAAGAGCTCTAAAATTTATGAACTTACGATGATCATAATAGTCTCCTAGATGTAAAATGTGCTTAATATTATTTTCTAGTAAGTATGGAAAAAATACTTCACTATAAAATTTTTCAGCGTTGTCTAGGAAAATGTTAGAGCTATTACGTATACCACAATGAGTATCGTTAAGAATAGCTATTTTCATTCTTCAAAGAATTCCTCTAAATTAGAATCTGCAATTTTAGTTTTACGTTTTATTTTTTCTTTCTTTGCAAACTCTTTAAATTCCGTATCATAATGTTTTACTTTTTCAATGCGATCTTTCAACACATCTACAAAATGATTTGCAACAGTAGCCGCACCATCTTCTTCTCCAAAATATAAAAATGCTTCAGCTCCAGATTGTGTCATAAACTTATGTTTAATATCTTGTTGTTTCTTTTCTTTTTGAATACGTCTTAAAAAAGCGTACCAAATGATCTGTGTAAAATATGCAAAGGCATTCGGTTTGCCAGTTCTCGTAGCAGCATTAATGTTGTAGTTTTCAATTGCCTTTAAGCAATTTTCTACAGCATCCATTACCATTTCTTCTCTATAAGTATAACGTATAAAATTAGATTTATGAGATAAATTTTGTGCGATCTTTAGAAAACAGACAGCAATATAGTCAGGAACAACTGGTAATTTTTCTCCAGCTTCTTTTGCTTTATTAACTTCTTTTACATAATCAACCACTGCTTGAGAGAACTCAGAATTGTTTACATAATGTATATTTTTTTTCTTTGCCATGTTATAAGTTCTCCTTCAACATACTTTACTATACTACCATATTTTTCACCAAAAGTAAACAACTTTTTTTTCATTTTTTTTGAAAAAAGTGTGTTTTAGGGGTGTACATCTCGCACAGCTGTGGTATAATATTAAAGTGGTTTTGGAGATGGGGATATACTAGTGTAGTTTATCTTTGTCAAACGGAAATTCTATTACGTTTCCATTTGATTCTTCTAAATTATCTATGTCCTCTAACGACGCTGCAAGTTTGTCCATTGCTTCATCTATATTCATTGATCCGCCGGCGGCTTCATCTTCTGTTTTAAATCTTATGAGAGCTTGCTTATATTCTTTAAGCATTTCTGAAGATGGATTTGCCATTGCAACTATATGATAAGCATTAATAGAAACTGGTTCTTCTAATTCATCTTTTAGCATCATCCAAGGTCTAAAAGAATAATACGTTATGTCATGAGCAGCTTCTAATTTTAAAATTTTAAAGCAAAAGCGTGCAATGATTTCATCTTCGTCTGGCTCACTTGAAACTACTTCACATATAATTTCTTCGCCATTTGTAAATTTAAATTGTCGAATCATTCAACTTCCACTTCATATATTTTATATTTGAATTTCTCTTTTTTATATATTTTTAATCTTTCTATCCCATGTAATAGTGAATAGTTTTTTCTGTTTTTCCAATGTAAGTCATCTGCAAGGTCGAATAATTTTGCGGCTGCACCGTCATCAGATTTCCTAAGTCCTCTTCCGATTGATTGTAAGACTTTAATTTGTGACTTACTTGGACTAGCGAATATGATATTATGAAGATTGCGTATATTAATACCAGTGCTAAAAGTTCCCAAGGAGGCCACGATGATCGCATTTTTTTGTCCTTCTGTAATTTTTCTAATTGCTTCTCTGTCAGAAGCTTCCGTATTTCCAGAAACAAAGAAAATTTTTCTACCTTCTTCAGCTTTAGATTCTATCATATCAAATAAAACTTTACCATGCTTTTGAACAAATTGAAATAAAACTAATGTGTTTCCTTTTTGCTTTAATGCTAAATTTCTAATAAATGTGTTTCTTTTTTTATCAGTAATTAAATGTTCAATTTCATCGCGGTATGATAATTGGCCAAAGTTTTTTCGAGTCTCTTCACTGTGTTTAAAAACTATCATTGAAATATTTAAATCAGCGAGAGTATTTTCATCTTGTAACTGCTTTGTGGTTGTAACCTTTAATAGTTTACCAAATAACCCTTCTAGTACCAATTGGTGGGTCTGTGTTCCATCGAGAGTGCCAGTAGTTCCAAACCTATAGGATGCATTACGTGATTTGTTCATAATCGAAGTTAAAGATTTAGATTTAAATCCATGACACTCATCACCAAACACAATTCCAAATTGTTCAAACCACGTTGGTGGTAATTTATATATGGATTGCCATGTACTAATAAACACCCTTTCATTTATATTTATCTTTGGTTGACCAGAGTAAATCACATGACACTCATCATTTGGTATCCAAGACTGATCTGCTGAAGAATAATCTTCAAAGTCTGAATACATTTGTCTAACAAGAGAAGTTGTTGGTACTATAATTAAAACCTTTTGATCGTAATTATGTAAGTACCACCTCATTAAAGCGTAAATAACGAGAGATTTACCAGATCCAGTTGGAGATAAGAGTACAGCTCTCTTTCTTCTAATTCCTTCACATATAGCATTAAACTGATAGTCTCTTATTTCTATTTCTTCATTACGGCTACGTAAGTCTAAACTTTTTATAAAAGACATGATTTCTTTTGGATTTATATTATTAAAATTTTCAGGTGGACCATATGGACCATCTTCATATTCAATTTCATAATTACGTTTTTTGCAAAAGTCTTTTACATATGGTAATAATCCTAATGCTAACTCGTGTGTTTGAGCATTAAATAATCTTATCTTTCCATCCCACACTTTATTTCTAAACGCAGGCATGAATTTATATCCAGGAACAAAGAAAGAAAAAAACTCACTTAATTCAGCAGCAATACCAAAATCACAGCCTACAAGCATAATGCTTTCATTTTTCTTTTGTATGATTAATTTATCCACCACTTTCGAATTGTTTCCACTTAATTATATTTCCAATTGTTTGGTGTCGCCATCTTAAAGTTTCTACTATTTCGTGCAAAGTTTCTACTAATGTTTTACAATATTCAATTTTTTCTTCACTTCTTTGGATTTCTACATCTGAATCATAATAGTAATCCATTTCACCTTTCATTACCTTTAAGCCTTCAAATGGATCGTAATCCCATCCTAATTTTTCTATTTCGGACTGGTCCATTTTTCCATTATAATATTTCCATTTTTGTTTTAATAGAATTTTTTGCTCTAGCTTTACTTTTTTCAATCGCAATTTTGCTATAGCTAACAACTGTAAATATTTCGCGTGGAGTGTTGCGGTGTCTACCGAAGATCTTGCTAAATCATTTTGATTAATAACGCTATCAGTTTTCCAATCACTCAATACATTATCTAAATTTATCATTAAACCTCTACATGCATATTAGAAAAAGTTGGCCGATGCTCGTGCTTTAACAATTCTTCTAATTTGTCATAAGCATCCATCTTTATATAATATTTATTATCGCCTATATGACCTTTTTCTTGCAAACTCATGAAGTCCCAAATATTATAAAACAGCCATCTAAAAGTAATATGAAGAATTGTCATATCACCACCGACTTGATATAAATCTTCGTATGAGGTTGATGAGTATCGACAGCCAAATCTACCCATCCATCGCCAAACCATGATATTTTTTTCTCTAGTTTTTACTTCTTGATCTCTTAATTGGTTTAATCTTTTTTCATCTGGTTCTTCTGGTTTCCATTTAGATAGATTTAAATCAGAAACCGCCCAATTATTTTCAGTCCAATTTTGACTTTCTTCAGCCCAATATAAAGATAGTAAACGATTCATGGCATTACGTCTATATATGAAAATATTGCTATAATGATAATCATTTGCTTTTTGTATAATTAATTGACATAGTGTATCAGGGGTATATTCATTTATAATTCTAAATGAAGGCCGATGCCAAAGAATCATAGCAACAGCGCGTGACAATTTTTGATAATCTTTATCTTTTTCGTATTGCTCATAAACGTTTCTAAAAACGCCATGAACAGGATCAAAGATAGTATCACTCATGTCATCTCTATTGATAGTATATCCTGCTTTTTCTACTGCATCAAATAAGTCATTCCATATAGTAAGCTTATGATGTTCAACTGTCATCCATTCAAAAAATCTGCCACCGCCAGTTCTTTGATTACACCACACTATCATTGCTCTATATAGTCTAACATACTCATCGACTACACGTGGTCCATACTGAATTTCTTTTTCACTCATGTTATATCTCTTAGTTTATTTCAAAATGTGTTGTTCTAAATGTTATTGGAAAGGTTAAGGGAGTTGGTTCTGTTAATGTAGATTGGAAAGAAATTGTACCAATTGAAACTGGTACACAATCTATATATTTAATTCTTCTAACTACATTATTATGACTAGACATTACTAACAATGTAATGTCGGCTTCAGGTACAAATGTAGAGTCCGGATCTCTAGAACTTGGTGTTTCATAATTTGATTGCACTGATTGTATGAGCCAATTATACATTTCTACGTATGAACTCATGTCTTCATCAACTAACACATCCATTGATAATTCATCAGTTGTTAACGTATCTCCTGTTAGAGATATTGAAGAAACTCTAGGAATTGGCATAGTTACGGGATTAACTGAAGCACCAGGATGGTTTACATTCTGGACAAAATATGTTAAATTGCCATAATTTCGATCAATTGAAATCTGAAATTGTGTAGCTTGTAATAAATTTATATTTTTAGTTATTTCGGCCATGAATCACCTCGCTATTCTGTTTTATTTATACAGAAAAAAAGGGGCCAAATTTGGCCCCAAAAGTTTTGTTATTATTATTTTTATTATTCCTACGTAGTCAAGATATTGTCGACACGGAAGATTCTGTAGTATTGGTTTGATTTCGCTGCTGCTAGACCATCTGATGGTGTTGCACCTACGAATGGGTTTGAAACCATGCCGTAACGAGTTTTGAAACCAATTTTTGGTTGGAAGGTTTCTTCCCCAACAGCACGTACCATTGTTAGTGGAACGTATGGGCAGTAGAATACGCCTGCGTCATATGGGTTAGTACCTTTGTATCCAACTGTGATATAATCAACAGTTGCATATGGGTCGATGTATACACGAGTACGACCGTTAAGAACACCAGCAAATGTGTTGCCTGTGTCGTCAACATTCAAGTTTGTAGATAGCGCTGGTGCGTAATCCAACATACCTGTTGCAGACAATGCAGAAGCAACATCAGAAGAAGTGATGATAAAGTTACCACGACCTCTACGAGTTTCTTTTGCGATTGTGTTTGCTTCACGCTCTAGTTGAACGATCAAGCCTTTAAACTTCTCAACTGACCAACGGCCATCTGCATCTGTAGAAAGATCGAAGATACCATTGATTGCAGTGTTAGCAGTACCTGCACCAGTTTTAGCTTGGCTGTTGATTGTACGAATTACTTCGCGGTTGATTTCAGCCAAGATCTCAGTTGACAGAATGTTTGCTAATTCTGTCTCAGCATCCAACCCGTGGATTGCTTTAAGATCTTGAGCAAGCTCTAGGCTGTACTCTGCTTTCAACGCACGTGACTTCGCAGTCACAGTTGCTTTTTCAATGGTGAAACCCATTTCGTTGAAAGAAGATGCTGGACCGGCACCAGATGAACCAAGTCCTTCAGCGTCTGCTGTATCCATACCGCCACCAAAGCTTGGACCAGTTCTATCATTATCGATAGAAGAGTCAGAGTTTGAGTCGGTTAGACCAGATAGACCAGAACCATCAGCACCGTGTGTAGCAGAAGAATCACCAGAGAATTTAGTGTCTGCTTCGTTAAATAGTGCTTCAGTATTTGAAGTATCACCGCCATCGTAGCGTGACTTCATTGCGAAGATCAAGCCAGTTGGGCCAGTCATTGGCTGAACACCACATACATCGTATGCCATCATGTTTGGCATTGCACGACGTACAAGTGAGATTAGAATTGGATTCCAGTTAGCAGCGGAAGTAGTGTTATTTCCTGGAACTGCTTCTGCAATCAGACCTTCTTCGCGAAGTGCTTTTTCTTGGTTCTCAAGAACCATTGCAGTCACCGCGCGACGATGGGCGTCTTTGATGTTTCCAGCAGATTCCTCGTTAAGAACAGGAGCCCACTTTTCCATCATTGCTTGGTATTGGATATTATTTTCCATTTGTATTTCCCTTATTTATGAGTTCTTTTGAGAGCTGAGACATACTGGCTCATTGCTTCTGATACTTCTTCAACAGTACCTTCATCGTCCTCAACTTCTTCAGTCATAGACTCAGAGGTTTTGTTTTCAGATTTGAAATATGACTCTTTTAATGTTGCAACTTTTTCAGCAAATTTCTCTGCTGATTCAAATTCAACACCTTCAGCCAAATCTTCAAGCTTAGCAGCTTGAGTATCTGCAAGTTCTTTGGAAGCTTCGCGGAGAATATCTTTACGCTGAAGAGCTTCTAAGGCTTCTTTCAACGCAATAGATGTTTCGATCTCTTTGTTAAGTGCTTCTTCTAGTTCTTCTGCATGCTCAGATAGGTCGTCAACTAGGTCAACTTTTTCGTCTGGTACATCAATGTGAGATTCTACAAACAAGTCTTTCAACTGGCTCATAAAGTTCTCAGCAATTTCTGCACGTAGACCGTTTTGGATTGCAAGTTTATTATCTTCCATCCATTGTTCAACTACGTAGTTCAAATAGCCATCTACTTTTTCAACCATTTCTTCTTTTTCGGTTTTTAAAGCTTCTGACAATTGTTCTTCGTACTGCTCTTCCAAGCGATTTACTTCAGCGGCAACTTTAGAATTAATTGCTGCTTCGAAAATTAGAGCTGCTTTATCTTTGAAACCCTCAGATAGAGTTGCTTCTTCAGAAATAAGTGCACTTAAATCATCAGAAAAATCGTAATCTTCTTTTGGTTGTGCACCAGCATCTCTTACGCTTGCTGTGTGTTTATCAGGATCACCTGGAGTATGTTTATCTGCTTTTTCAGAATTGGACTTATCACCTTTACGCTTTTTAGCAGTACCGGTTTTAGATCCAGCCGCATCCACAGAAGCTACACTCTGGCTTTCCGCATTTTTAGGATCGTGAGCTTCATCAACGATTTCCTCGTTTTCATTGAGCTCAAGATCATGCTCTTCGATTTGATCAGTCATGCTTGACTCCTTATTTATTTTTCAGTAACGAGAGGAAATTTTTGAACTCACGAACTTGTGTCTCATAAGAGTAAGTACGCGGAGCTTGTTTAATTTCAGTCTCCATTCTTTCAATTTCTTGTGCTTGAATAATTCCATTATTCCAAACCCATTCAACACCTTCCATAATCCCATTAACAAATGCATCAGGTGCAGATGGATCTTGAACGATGTCAACAGTGTTAAGCATAAAATCATCCTTAACATACATTGCATTGTTCCTTTGCTCAAGACTTCCCATACCACGAGTTGAAACGCCCAGTTGTACACCACCCTCTAATAAACCTTTTACGATATTACCCATCGGTGTGTCTAATATAAGCGCTTTGCCCATCACATTATTACCATCCCAATCAAGTTCTGTAATGCGATGAGAAACTTTATCTAAGTTTACTGTTGGACCATCTGGATGGTTTAATTCACCAACAGCTCTCTTAGTATTAACTTGTTCCGTAACGTATTTGTCAACGGCTGATTCCATAACAGCCTTTGGATATACTCTACCGTTACGATTTTTACCTTCAGCTTGTGCAAATATACCTTCAATAGTATATGATTTACTACCGTCACCTTTTGCTTCAGTAACGTATCCAATTTCTTGATCAATATATTCTGCAATAAGCTTCATTGTTTTAACCTTTATATTGTTTAATAAATGTTGTAGCCATTTTCTTAGCTTCTTTTTCAGATGAGTATGTATCTAACATGTCACCATCTACATATGCTACAAATTTATTACCTTTCTTTTGAATCTTGACAGAAACTCTATCAATCTTCTTATTAAATATGACTTGCTCTCGAAAATCACTAAACTTCTTCATCCTCGAATTCGTCTTCTGCTTCAAGATGTTCACCTTCTTCTTCGACATCTTCAATATTGTCGTCGTCTTCGGCGTAGTCGGCGTCATCTTCCCATTCCTCTTCATCTTCGATAGCTTCATCAGCAATTGCTTCAATTTCTTCATCACTGACATCATCGTCTTCTGGCTCAACATCATTAAATACTTGCGCTGCCACGTTGATTTTTTCAGCGTCCAAAGCAGTATCAATTTTTTGACCCATTAGTTCATTGAATATACCATTGGCTTGGGCATAATCTTTTTGAACCATAGCATCAATAAAATTATTCATATCTTCCATTATTATCTCCTATTTATCAATTATTTATATAAAAATAGTTTTCTAACTATTAGAATATTAATTTTCTTCAGGCGGTTCCATATCAGGTTCCGCTTTGATTTGCTTATCCATTTCAGTAATGTCTTCATCACTAAAATGTAAAATATTTTTCATTACATAATCTCTGGAGAAATACATACCAACATATTGAGATATTTGATCTAAACTTGTTAAGCGTTCTCTCATAATCTCTGTATCTTTTAATTCTGAGAAATGATTATCTAAAGCAAAATCTACTTTAATATCATATTTCCAAGAGTTCCAATCTTCTTCAGTAATGATGTTTTTTAACAAGAGATTTTTACGTAACATATCTAAAAATAAACCAGAGAATCTACGACGTAATCTGTCAATAAATTTCTGAAATTTTATTTCATCTCTTGAAATTTCAGTAGCCCGACCAAGATTAAAACCTGATTCTTGTTCTAATCTATTTACTGGAACATTTAAAGCACGATATACACGTTTTTGGAAATAGATAATATCTTCTATTTGGCCTAAGTTTTCACCGCCTGGGAGAGTAGAAATTTCAGTGCCTCTACCACCTTCTTTACGTGGTAGCCAAAAATCTTCAAGCATAGACATATGCTTACGATCATCTTTTATTGCTCCAGAATTTGCATCATAGACAAGCTTGTTACGATACTTTGCCATGATGTTTTGCATATACTCCTCAGCTTTACCCTTAGGCAAATTACCAACATCAATATAGAATATTCTACGTTCTGGAGCACGTGCTAAACGATAGATGACCAATGAGTCTTCCATCATTCTTAATTGATTTACTGGTTTCACAGCTTTATGTAAATGTGAAACAACCTTTTTTCTAGTTTCATCTAAAACACCTGATGTAATATAACTAATAGCATCAGAAGAAATTTTAACACCAGTGTTCATTTTCCCTGGTTTTTCTTGATAAATGTAGTATTCATCTACCTTTTCAATTATCTTAGCACCAGTCTTTGGATCTTGTTTTGATTTAACTTCTTTAACTTTTCTTATTTTTGTAGCATCAATATATCTTGCTTCTTGAATACCAAGCTTAGGGTTTGCATCATCAATAATTAAATGATGATATAGCCTGCCATCAGTATACCATCTACGGAAAATATCATGACCATTATTTGAAAAATCTAGCAAATTTAAAACGTTTTTAAATTCATCACTTATAGTTTTCTTTACAGTCTCTTTCATTTCAACATCATCTAAATTAATTTCTATGGTTTGATCTAAGCCACCAGCAATAATTGACTCGTTTACAATATCCTCAATAGCCATATCTACTTCAGGGTGCATTGAAACCCCTCTGTATTTCATAATTAATTGAACATTGTCTTTAGCTTGATCACCATTAATATCTACATATTGACCATAATGGCCAGCTGCACCTGAAGTGACATATCCAGAACCATCCTCGTCTTGAGGTGGAACAATAGAAACTCTTTTCTTTTCTTCCTTTTCAACTTTAGGAGATCTTCTAATCTCAAATCCGAAAAGTTTTACACTATTTGGTTCTGCCATATTTTTATCCTAATTACAGTTACAGAGAGGGGTGTAACCCCTCTCCGCTTTATTTTATCTATACAACCTTAACTAGTAGTATTTGACTCCCAGTACTGCATTTGGAACTCAACAGTGAACTCTTCAATTGTGTCGTTCGTATCATATGCTAAATCAATAGCGCTTACATTAGTTGGGAAAGCACTTTTAATTACATATGATTTTAGTTTAACACCATCTTTATCCAATTGATCTACAAAAAGATCAGTTTGATAATCAGCTGGATTTGTTAAACCTGTGTTGGCTGCATGTTCATTAATTGCATTCATCCAACGTTCCATTGAGTTTCTTACAGTAAAATCAGTGTCATTAATAATTGTTACTGTCCAAGGTTCAAAGGTTCTGTCTCCTGCGATTTGTAACTGTCTACCACGGAATCCAACAGGAATTGATGACATCGTTGATGCCGGTAATTGCGCTGCTTTTGCCATAAATGCAGTTTTTACTACATCACCTTGAGCATTAACTGCTGGCGGAAATGTAATAATACATTGAAACAGATTAGGGCGTGCACCGCCACCTTTAAGTTGAGATTTGAAATCTTCGATTCTAAGAATTGCCATTTTCTAATCTCCCTACACTGTACCGACGATTTCTTCAAACGCAACACCGGTTCTAGCAGCCACAAAATTAAGAGTGACAAAGTTAATAGAACGTGCTGGTTTAATGAAAAGGTTCGAAATAAATTCGTTTCTGTCAATTACAGCTGCTGTATTGTTAGTTTCATCACATACAACTCTAAAGTCTGTGATACCTCTTCCACCTTGAATTTCTCTCAAGAATGGTTCAACAATACTTACGAACTCAGCTCTTGTGAATTCGTCATTAAATTCAAACAAGACATTCTTAGCTGCTGCCGCAATTGATCGTTCAATAACTAAGAACAATCTACGGACATTAATTCTATCGAATGCAGAAGGTCTAGATAAATGAGTTTTATCACCATATAACAAGATTCCTTCACCAGGAATATTTGCTACAGGATTGATACCCGCTTTATATAGAGTGTCTCGCTCTGTTTTATTAGCACTGTATGCTAACGATGTAACACCTAAATACTGGCCTCTTCTTGATCCTGCTGGTGAGAACCAAGGTGCTGCATTAACAGCAGTTGATGCCATAATACCCGCTGTAGAAGATGCAGCAGGAATAAAGATGTATTGATCGTTATATTTATCGTATACTTTTAGGAAGTTATTATCTACCGCTAAGTATGAAGATCTTGTTAAACCATTTAGTGCTGTAGTTGTATCGGTTACTTCTGAACCACTATTATTTACAACCGCTGCTCTATTTGGCGATGCTACCACCATACAATCTTGTCTACCGTCTTGTGCAATTGCTACTAAATCATTTACTACTGTTCTATGATTAGAAGCAGATGACATGCTAGGTGCGATTAAGAAATCAACAGTAGTAGTGTCGATATCTTCAAATAAATCAAACCCTGTTGCATATTCACTTGTGGTAAGAGAATCTGATTGAACACCAGAATCTAAGCTTGCACTAACGCTATCGCTTAATGTTCCAACCACATAGACCCAATTTGATCCATTATTGATAACATTTGGTGCATAATTGTCAGTACCATCTGCTGTTTTAGTACCAGAAACAGTTGACAAGAACTGCCATGTTTCTAACACTTCACCAGCGGTACCAGTGATATCACCGTCTTCGTCAATAACTAAAACGTGAACTTCATTACTATCCGGTGCCGCATCAAATTGACCTTGCTGTGCTGAATCAAATTGACTTGTAAAATTGTTTGGTCCGGCTGTAATAACTTTTAAGCTGTTACCAAGTGTACCTGGATAACGAGCTGCGAGGCTAACACCATCTGAATCTAAGCCTGATTCGCTTACATCAAAATGTGCCTCGTTTCTAATTTGTCTGGCGGTCCCTGCGTCTACAGCATTAACTGCTGCAGCTGTAGCTTCTCTAACCACATATAAATCTGAAGAGTACCTTAAGTAATATGCGGCTGAGTGGAAGTCTACGGAATTAGTTGCTTCAGGGGCACCAAATTTTTGTACGAGTACTCCTTCATCACTTACAAGAATTGGTTCCCTAACTGGACCCCAATTGAAATCGCCTACATATGCTCCAATAGGGGAAGTAATTCCTGGAACAACACTTGTTAGGTCAATTTCTCTTGTCGTGACTGCTGGAGACGCTGATGGATTGAATGCCATATGTCTCTTCCTTTTCCATTTTTCTAATTATAAGTTTTTACATGATACGAATTTTCAATTATTACTATTTATAAAAATTAAATATCCCACGGATCTTCTCTAACTTGCCAAGGATCATCAGGTTTCCAAGGCTCAGCTTCTTCAACGATTCCATTATCATAAAAACCAAATGGTACCATATTATCTTCTATTTCTCTCATTCTTTGTTCAAACATCATTTTCTTTATATTAATATCGGTAACTTCTCCAAAATAACTTGTGCCAACAAAATAACCAAATAAAACCAAATTCATTACTAAATCATCATGATTACCATCAGATGCTTCAAAGCTTTGTCCTTTTGCTACAAAGGTAGATACTTCTAAAATAGTATCTTCATCTACAATATCTAGTTTATTCTCTTCTAATAAATCTTTAAAAGATGAACAGCCAATTCTTTTAACTTTTCTATTCATATTAATTCCAAGAGAATCTGATTTTATAGTGGATTCTACAAACATATTTTCATATTCTAAATCATGATATAATCCATTACAAACAACCATTCCTACATCATTTGATTCTACAACAATTAATGCTTCATTGTAAGAATTTGCATATTTATAAATAATATTTGGGAAGAGTAATGGAGAGATAAGATTGTTGCGATATACAGCAACCTGCTTAAAGGGCCTTACGCTAATGTCGATCACATTAAATGTACTAAAGTCCTGTCCTCTTCCCTTCGCAACATCTACCATTAATACATAGTCATGTGTTTTTTCAGTTTCTTCATATATCTTTACACCTTCTGGTGTAACCATTATAGGTTCTTTCCTTCTCAATTTTAATAATGTGTCAGCATTAATTAAAGTATCACCGGTACCAAAGAAAGTATTTCCAAATTCTTGATCAAATTGAATTTGAGACGTATTAGCAATTGTTTGTTCTTTCCATTGTTCATCACGTCCTGGAACATTCCACCAATCAACTCTAAATGATTTATATTCGTTTGTTCCTTGTTCGGCTCCTTCCCATATTTTATGGAATACATTGCCAATACCATTTGCTGTAGAAGTAATAATAACTTTTGTATCAATACCTGATGAAATAACAGGATATGTTGAAGTATAGAATGTAGCATCGTTTTCAACAAATGCAAATTCGTCAAGATACAATAAAGAAACAGACATACCACGAATAGATGAACCCGATGTCGCAGCAGCAACTATTCTAGAATTATTTGAAAATTCAATTGAGCCTTTATTTAATGCTTTACATCCAGGCTGTAAGAAGAAAGGGAGATTCTCGAGCATTAGAGTGATTCTAGCCAGCATTTCTCGTGAAGTTGCGCCTTTATTAGCAAGAATAGCAATTGTTTTTTCTGAATTGAAAATAGCATACCATAATAAGTAAGCAACGGAAGAAATAGACTTACCTGACTGACGGCAGGCTAAAACAATGCTAAATCTATTTTCGTTAAACCTAGAGAACATTTCCTCTTGATATGGATATAGATCAAATGGCACTAATCCTCTATCAAGAGAAATAACTTTACAATATGTTCTAGCAAAATAGACTGGATCATCCATGCATTTGGTGTATTCTTTTATCTGGTTTTCTGACCAGTTTTGAACTACACCATCTTTCTTTACATTAGGATTTCCTAAGTAATGCTGATCATTCTTCTGTAAATCTATCGGTGATGTCAATGACATTATCGGATTCTTTCACTTTCTTAGCATCTTTTAGTAATCTTTGCAAATCTGTTGTTGATCCTACAAAAAGATTATTTGTTTGGTGACCAATTTGTTTTTTATCGTCTACTTTAAAATGCTCTTTTTTCTTTTTATGCATTGCTAGTAAGTCACCATTTATGTCAGCACCATGCTTTATCATTTGAGATAAAACTTCAAATGCTCTAGGATGTTCAGTATTCCTAGCAACTTCCATCATGTCTTCAATAGCGGCTGATTGTTTATTAATTAGATCGTGATATACTTGTCTCGTAAATTCAAAATCATTTCTTGCATTATCTGAATCATTCATTATTTTATCCTACACCACCTACTTCAGTAATTGTAGTAGTGAATCCATAATCACTATCTGCACTTACATCATAAGGATCTAAATCAATAGGGTTAGGTTCTACAACAATAGTTGCTGCTTTAGCATCAGAGTCTTCTTTAATTAAATCAACTTCCGCTGTAGCTTGTCTAATTACATTTAAATCATCAATAGGTCCATAAAATGAAACTCTCATTTCAAAATCTAAAGTATAAATAATTGTTCTTCTAGCTTCCAAAGCTCCTTCAAAATCATCACTAAAGGATGTTGATACGATAGTAATAGGAATATCTTCTTTTACATCTTGAAAACTTTCAAAAGGTTTTACAGTAATTGTATATTGTGGATTAAAGTATGGTAAAATTTGTTCTACAATTTGTAAAGCATCATCCTGTGTTTTAGTATACACATTCAATTGAAAATTAATTAAATATGGTGCTGGAGTAAAAAATCTTTCTGCTCTATTTCCATTTAATTCATCAGTATATCTCATAAAGTTATTTAACTTAGGAAGCTTTCTTTCAGCATCATATTGAAATGATGTTATTTCAAATGACATTCTAGGAAGTTTTAAAGCTAGAGTAGTATCAGTATCTAAGTCAGGTGCTTCTCTTATTCTTTCTAAATACTTATTTTTTGGAGCATATGATAGAGGAACTTTAACTTGACTTATTGTTGCACCACTACTATTTTTTCTCAGAACATATATGTTATTAAACAATGATCCAAAAACAGCAACACTTTTTCTTAATTTTTGATGATAAAAATAACTAAACATTAGCTAGGATCTCCAAATGGGTTTGCTTCACTGAAGTCTAAGAAGTCTGTAAATGTAGTTTGGAAATCATCATTTTGTTCATTGTTAGAAATCTTATTATCTTCTGACACAGCAGTTACAGTATAAGTTGTATTTGTTCTCGTGTTAACAATACTTCCAGGAATGAATTCATGATAAGCTCCGTCATCCGCACCTACATGAACCAGTGATATTTTATTGTTAACAAAATCCCATGTTGCTAGCTCTCCTCTCATTGTAGTAGATGCTAATGCTTGTGTAAATACATCGCCAGCAGCAAAATCTTCATCATCAGCAATATTATCTGAAACTGTTAATGTATAAGTGTATGCATATTTAGTTTCTATATTGTCTACCGTTTCTAAGCCAGTATCTAAATCTTCATCATTATATTCGAATAGTTGAGCTCTTAATTTATAAACTGGTAAATTACTTAATTGATAAAAGGGTTGTTCATGTTCAACATGCATAATTTGAAATAACGAACGAGATAATGGAACATAAATTAAATCACCTTCTAAAGGTCTTACAGAATTTATTTCATTATCAACTCTACCTACAGTTTGTGTCCATCTTCTTCTTGAAACTATAAATGTAGCTTCATCTCTAATTTCAACACCAAACCTAGTAAATAAGTCACCTTCTCCATCAAAACCTTCAACATTCTCAATATACATTTCAATTTTATAATTTGAATTGTATCTTGCTGGAACTTCGTCACCAAATATTCTATCTTCTGCTACAGTATCTCTAGGTAAGTAATATAAATCTTGACCATAGATTTTTAAAGATTCTATGACAATATCTTCATATAAGTTTTGTTCTGAACGTTTACCGTCAGTGAAGTATGGATTTCTCATATTAACCTACAAAAAATGCTGGAGGAAGTTCGTGTTCTAATCTAATTTTTTCTTCAAGTGATTCTATTTCTGTCAAAGCGTCTTCAAAAATCTGTCTACCATTCATGGTTACACCGCCTGGAAGTTGCATTCCTTCAAATTTAATGAGGTTAGCACCCCATTGTCTTTTTATTAATGCTGTAGTATATTTTTTTAGCCACATATCATTATAAACCGAAGTATGAGTATCAGGATCTACAGTTTGATAAACTTCAGCTACAATATAATCACCTTCTTTTATATCTTTATCTGCAAAATCTCCATGAATATACAATCTATTTTGTCTTCTAGCAAAATTAACAATTGGAGCACCATTTAATTTCATATCTAATAAAGATAAGTATTGTTGCATCATTTCAAAATAAACTAAATCACCTGCCCAGGTTTGTAAATCTGCTATGTCATTTAACATCATTTGATATTTAATATCAAAAAAATTCATTGAGTTATTAAAGGAACTTGAAAGAGGAAAAAGTCTTTGTACATAAAGTATATCTGCAGAAACAGGAATATACTCATTGCTAACATCAGTTGCAGTAACTTGATGTTTTAAGTATGTTTTAAATGTAGCATCTGAATGAAATTCTTGATAGTATTGAATTGCTTCATCAACGCGATCTTCTATTTGATCAACATCTACATTGATTTCAATAACAGGATCACCTAATTTCCTTAAACAATAATCAATTAAATCATTTCTACTTGCAGGACTGGCCATAGTATTCTCCGCTTAAAAGTATCTATGACTATTTATAAGATTTTGTTGGTCTAAAAACTCTTTGTCCAATATGATCACACATTAAACTTGTATCAGCCCAAACTTCAAACCCCGCCGCGCGAGCTTTTTGACAAAAATAAGTATCTTCAGATATTGTATTTTTATGATCTATCGCAGACTTATATAAGAAATGAGGATATTCTAATGCTCTATAAACCTCACCTTTAACTAACACACAACCAAATCCACAACCACCAACTTGAACTAAACCATGTGGCAATCCATCAAGTATTGCATGGTCTAAACCTCCAGTTTGAGGATTATCTAAAAATATTTCAGGTCTATTTTCATCATTTCTTTGAACATAAACACCAGAAACAATATCTTTATCATATGATATTAATCTCTGTAATGTGTCATTTGGTAATACTATATCTGAATCTACATGTAATACAAAATCATAATTCTTACCCCATTCAGCTATTAAGTTTCTTATTTGATCTACTTGATAACCATAAAAAAATTCTAATTGTGTTTTGTATCCATCTGGAATTTTTAAATCATATATTGATTTAAATGTATCAGATTCAATATTTTTGTTTGTTGGTATAGCAATTAATATTTTTTTCAATTCAGAGTCTTTCTTATATGAAATAGAAGCATTTTTATTTTGTTCTATTGTATTTACTTTATAATCATTTAAAGGATTTATATCATTATAGTAACAAACTATTTCCTTTACTGCTTTAACTTTTTCGGGTGGAACCTTTTCAATTAACTCATAAAATAATGGATTATCCATACCACTCATTAAAAAGTTTCCATTTTCTTTAAAAACTTCTTCATTTAATTCTAAACAGTATTCTCCTTTTACTGTTCGTAAATGAGTATAAGGAATTTTCCAATTAAATAAATGCTCTCTATAAGTTTTATTTTCTTTTACCTTTTTAGGATAATCTTGAGCAACCAAAGGAATTTCATCAGCTAAACTCCACATAGATCCATATGTAAATTCGTAGCCTTCATCGTACAATCTATTATAATAATCAAATAAAGTATTATTACTAACTAAAAAGTCATCACCGTCTAAAAACATAACGATGTCATCTTTTTTAACAAACTTACTAATAGCTTTTAATTGATTTGCAATACAGCCTTCTCTTTTAGAATTTCTTATCACAGCTCTATTTTTATTTTCAGGTATAATAGGTGTATCTTCTGATGCGTCATCTATTAATACATGAATATAATTACTATAGTCTTGCTGCTCAACTGATTTACAGTGAGTATAAACATAATCATTTGCATTTCTAAATGGAGAAACGACTATTATTCTTCTTTCTGTTCCAATTTTAGGATGGACAATTAAATCATCTTCATTTACAAATTTTCTTCCATAGATTCTTGCTACGTCTTTATTAATTTTATTCACTTTTTGAAAATCTATTTTTGGTAAATAGTCTTCAACTTTTCTATAAAAATGTTGCTTCCATTGTAATGCTATAGTAGACCATGAATAAATGTCATTTACTACATCACAATAATTTTGTTTTTGCATAAGCAAATAATCATTATGATAAGCTTCTAATACTAAATCTACAAATTTTTTAGATTGTTCTTCTGCGTTTATATAAGGAAATAATCCATTTGGAACTATTGGATAATCAGTTTTATAACATGCTAAATCAATAGCTGTTTCTTCTAAAGCACCAAAATTATTTGTAATAACTGGTGTTTTATATAAAAGAGATTCTAAAGTTGATATGCCAAATGTTTCAGGATATTCAGTTGGATATAACATAAAGGTAGCATTAGCAATTGTTTCTGCCACCTTTTGTTGTGAAACTACACCAGTAAACGATACATCTAAATTACTATTTTCAAATTCTTTTTGGTAACGAATTAAATCTTGTTCTTGTTTATCAGGCTCGGCTTTATCTGAAAACTTGTAAAATCCACCTACTACTGTTAGTCTTGCATCAGGTATTTTTTCTTTTACTTTTGGCCAAATTAATTGTAATAAAGGATTAAGACCTTTAGTTACAGCAGATGCATATACAAAATGATTTTTATCTTTCTGAGATATATCAACCTCATCTATATGCTTAGTTGCGCCATTTCTAGTTTGAAAAATATAAGGTTTCATCACTTCAAACATTCTTTTAATGTTAAAGTGGTCACTTGTTGTAGTATATACTGTGTGGAAATCGGATAAAGTAAATAACTGGTGTATTACTCCAGTTTCCAATAAGTTCGGTATTGATTCATCGCCCCAAGCAAAAGTATCATGTAACCACATTACTCTGTACTTTGAAGCCATAACCATGTGATGATATCTTTGGGGTTCAAGAAAAGGAATTGTTGTTCTAGAAACTATAGTGATATCAAATCTTTCGCTGAAATCTGCTTCACTATGATCGACATATCTCACATTATCATAGATTCCAGATGAAGAAGTTTCATCATTACAATTATTAAATACAGTAACTTCAAATCCAATTTTTTGAAGTTCTCTTGACATCATTACTACTGCATATTCGGATCCACCTAGTCCACGTTTACTAAGTGTATCACCATCATATACTAAGCCTAAAGGGTCAATAAATGCAATTTTCATAATATAAACCTTATTTTTAAACTATTTATTATACGTCTGCGGTACCAGTTGAAGGATACGCTCTGCCAACTCCCCAAATAATTCTAGCTCCTCCTTGGCCGCCGTCTCCACCGGCTCCGGTATAATCATCATCATCAGCACCTCCACCGCCTCCGTATGCTCCACCATTAGAGTTTGAATTTCCCACAGTTCCATTAGCACCACCTGATCCTCCTCTTCCACCTAGACCAGCGCCAGGTAATGACCCAGAAGCTCCTTCACCCAAAAGGCCTACGCCTCCTCCTCCGCCACAAGCTGAAGAAATGACTGTTCCACCCGATCCTCCTCCACCTGAACCTGATTGCCCTCCGGTGTTACTGTTTGTATATGCGCCATTTCCACCATTTCCTGAATAACCACCGGCTCCTCCGCCGGCTCCACCTGCGTTATTATATGAAGCATATCCACCTCTACCACCGGTGCCCCCTCCGTCTCTTTCAGTTCCACTTGATGTTCCAGGATCGCCATCATTGGCGGTTTGTGGGGTACCTGAAGATCCTGCTATATTTCCACCTCCGCCGCCGCCTCCAACAAGTACCAATGTACCACCTCTAGAAATAGATGTGTTCTGACCATTTTGCCCAGCAGATGCTCTACTACTACCACCTTGACCACCTGTTCCAACTTCAACTGTCAAAGTTTCTCCAGGTGTTACTGCAAAGGTGCCGTAAGCTAAACCTCCACCACCTCCTCCTGCGCCACCTCTGTTACTACCTGTGCCGGCCGCACCACCGCCTCCACCTACACATACAGCAGAAACTTCAACGACTCCAGTTGGAACAGTAAAAAGTGATATTCCAGTTGATGTGAATATCGTTTGACCGGGAGGAGCGGCTAATCCTAAGTAATTATTTGAATCTCCAGTGTAAAACCATTCCTGTACATAATCTGCATCGAATGTGCCACCGTGGACAAACGCTCTAGAATAATTAGTTCCATATAAAGCATCTTCATCACTATCCATATTAAGCTGTCTTAAGCTTTCATTTCCTAAATGTTGACCAAGAGGATTCTGCACCATTTATCTTCTCCTAAAAACCAAATTCTATGTAAACACTTCCATTTCCTTCAGAAACACCAGTTGCACCATTATTATATTGAGCTCCGCCTCTAGTTAAAGTTGTACTAGTTGCGGCTGGATTAGCATAAGATCCACCTCCTCCACCAAAAGAAAACGCATCAAAAGCATAAGCACCACCGGAATATCCACCGCCGCCGCCTTTATCATCATCAAGACCAGTTTGTGATGATCCTGCTCCACCTCCACCAAATCCTCCTTGATCATTAGAACCAGAAGTGTGTTCAGCGCCATGTCCTCCTCTTCTAAACCCATATGCTATACGTCCAGTTAATTCAATATCAGTAAAGTTTATAGTACTGCCATTCGAACTATTAGTAAGATAGCCTCCTCCTCCGCCAGAGTTACCGTCACTGGTAGCCTGCGCAGCGCCATTTCCTACCGATCCATTAGCTCCACTATTGCCATTCGAATTTGTATTTGTTGATTGCCCTTCGCCAGCTGTATAATTATCTGATCCACCATCTCCAGCATAACCACCGGCACCACCAGCTGCAAACAATAAATTATCACTTCCAGCTTCCACTTGAGCTTTAGTACCAAGAGAGACAAAGGTACCACCTCCTCCACTTGGATTTTGACCATTACCTGGATCATCTGCTCCTTGTTGACCTACAAGAACAGTAATAACATCACCAGCATTTAGACTAACTACTCCTTGAACTTTTGCGCCCCTAGCACATCTTTTTTGTGAAGGGTTAGAAGCAGGTGAAAAATGATTCCATCCGCTAATTGCTGCACGGGACGCGCTAGTTGCTATAGAAACACCTCCTCTGGCTCCTTCTAAAGTAAATCTATAATTACCTGCTGCAGGTACTGTCCATTCTTGATAACCATTTGATCCACCTAGAGTACCAGCTGGTACGCTTTGACTTGTTATTTGAGCAGTCGTTGGTCCAGTTTGTAATGTTGTTGTCGTTGCAGCGCCTGCTGATGTTAAATAAAAATCAAATGCATCTATTGCCGGCGCTGCCCACCGTTTATGTAACCCTGCTAAAGCTCTAAGTGAATATATTCCAGGATCTTTTTGCCCTAGGTATCCTCCTGTACTAAAGCCTCCCGTAACTCTTTTTGATCCCAATATTCCGCCGAAATTAAATCTTTTACTCATGATGTCATCAACCTCTGAAAAGAACAAATTATACTTGGACGGTATGTCCATTGCCCGCTTGTAGGCTCTGTTGAATATCTCCAATCCAAACGCCAATCCTTTGTATTTGGAAAAGTAACTGGATTTTCAGCATCAATAATGGTAACACCCCTAGCGCCAGCCACTTGAAGTGTGTTAGTATCCTCTCTACTCCAAACATAATCCCATGCAGAAGAACCACCATAACTGCTTTGTTGTATTCTAAATCCTAACGAAGGATAATAAGGTGGATGATTTCCTATTAATGCTCCTTGATCAGCATATCCTTCCATTCCTGTTACAGTTAAATTTACTATTCTAATAGCATCATTACTTACAGCATTAGTACTTCCTAAAGCTTCACCAAAATCAATTAATTCATGCCAAGTATCATCAGCAGATGAATTAGCACCTGTAGCAGCAAATGAATAAGTATATACGTTTGTCATATTTAAATAATTAACAGCCATTATGCAAATTCCTCCCCACTAATTATGTATCTTACTCCATTTGTCGCACCAGTTAAAGATGTGGTAATATAAAGCCCATGAGCTCCTGTTGATGCTTCATGAGCATTATGAGGACCTAACCATATGGGACAAGATGCATCTGCTACTAAAATATTTTCACCTGGTAATAATGGAAAATCATTTAAATAAATTTCAGTAATATTTGACGTGGTATTTGTCCAAGCTCTAACGGAAATTGTAGCAGTAGTACTAGAATGCACATTAAAAAATTCTAAATCAGTAATTCTAATTAATCCATCAGACGCACTTGTTTGATAGAGTGTAGTATTAGTTGATCCTAAAACGCCACTTTGTAGAAATGGCTCAATTTTTGTAAGATTTAGTATATTGTATGACATTTATGTTATCTTTAATCCGTTTATAAACATTCTATAATTTGCACTAGATGCGAAAGCTGATATTGATGTTACTTCACCATTTCCTGCATAAATTGGCGCACCTTTATACACTAATTGAACAGCATCAAATCTAAATAATTTTTGATTATATGCTAAATATCTATTCCCACCTGGCGTATTTAATCTTACTGAAAAGTTATCAGTAGCAGATGGTGTTGCTGTAGCATCCCAAGCTACAACAATTGATTCTATTATATGTGTTTCAGCGTTTGCAAAAGTCATAACAGAAGTTGCAGTAGTAGTCATATCATATCGCTTTCTCCAAGCATATATTGTATTACTAGCAGCATTTAATGTTAATAAATTGACAGCCATTATGACAACTCCGTATAAGTACACCAATAATTAGTAATTCCACCAGCATCAGTATAAAGTCTTAGTTTATCATTTGGAAATAAATAAAAGGGATTTTCATTAGTAAAAATAGGATTCATTATACCTCTAGTTATTGTCATTTGCATCATCATATAATTAGTACTGCCTGTCGATTGATAAATTCTATATTGTGCGTTTTCAGATGCTCCTGTGTTTGAAATACCTACAAAATTAACAGCAAATGTTTTACCCGATCCATTTGGATTTGATATTATATCTGCATAAGATGAAACATTACCTTGACCAGTCGAAGATATTCTTCTTATATTTGTTAAACCTAAAAAATTGTTAGTTCCAGTTACTAAAGTCATATTAAGTCCCGCTATCAAATAAAAAGTATTGAACTTGTGCTGTTAAATGATTAGTTACTCCCGAATCTAGTCTAAATTGTATTTGTTCTATTCCAGTGGAATTTGCACCTTGCCCTGGACTATCTCTCACAATAACAACAGGTGTGTGTTTATCTAAAATTTGTAATACACTATGTCCAGCAATTCCTGTTCTATTAAACATTGTTCGGTGAGTGCTACCATCATAAACTCTCATTGAAAACGTAGCATCTGAATCTCTACGATTTTCAATAGTTAAAGATGTTGTCATGCCATTGCGCGCTGCACCACCATCATTATTACTACCCATATTGGTACCAGAAATTAAAATATTCCAAGCACCATTTGAAGTGATATTTAAATCTTTTGAATGTGGAACAATTTCACTTACATTTAAAAAATCAACTGGATTAGCCATTATTTAGATCTCCTTATAAGAGCATAACATGCGATAATATCAAAATCTCCACTTGATCCATCATATCTTCGTATAATTGCTTGTTGAAGAGGCTTCCAATCTGAAGTACTTGTAGGATCTGATTCTAAATATATAGGTTTTGCTTTATCTACATAATGCCAAGTTTCTCCAAATCCAAACCAAAAAGCGGGCCTTACAAAATAACCTGTATTGCCCGTATTAGTAACATGTTCAGTACCAACAGATCCTTCTACAAGTTCTAAACCAGGAGCAATCTGCGGATCACTATTTGCATCTATACTACATACGTACAAACTTTGAAGAATTTTTAATTCATGATAATTAACGTTAGATGATGTTGCAGAAATTGTCATAGTAGCACTGGATGATAAAGTTCCAACCTCAGTATGCAATTCTATCGTATCATACGCACCTGCTGATGTAAGTGCTGCTAAATCTAATACACCTGCTACCATAATACTTATCCAAAAATTAACGCCATTGCGATTGCTAAACCAATACCTGCACCATCTGCGCCTTTTGATCCTGTGTAACCTCTATCACCTTTAGATCCGGTATATCCTCGATCTCCCTTTGATCCTGTGTAACCTCTATCACCTTTAGATCCTGTATATCCTCGATTTCCTTTAGATCCAGTATAACCTCGATCTCCCTTTGAGCCCGTATATCCTCGATCTCCTTTGGAGCCCGTATATCCTCGATCTCCTTTTGATCCAGTGAAGCCAGTATCACCTTTTGAACCAGTATATCCTCTATCACCTTGAGATCCAGTAAATCCTCTATCACCTTTAGATCCATCATAACCAGTATCACCTTTAGACCCCGTATAACCTCGATCTCCTTTTGATCCAGTATAACCTTTTACACCATCATGAGCAAAAGAAAAAGTAACTTTAGGATATGTAGGATAACCACCACTTACTCTTCTAGCGTTAAAATGATCGCCTGCGTTTGCAGATATATTTAAACTACTAGAAACAGTGATAGTCGAGCCTACATTGATTGTAATTGTTGGCATACCAACTGAACTATTATTTTTATAAAGTTGTACCGTAGTATTTGTGCCTGTAGGTGCACCTGCACTAACAACTGAAACTCTATCAAGATTACAATCCACTGGAACGGGTGGGCCACGACCTGTGCTATTATCACCGTCGCCGAAAGCTAAATATTGAGACCAAGTTCCTGCCTGTTCACCGACATAAACAAAATATCCTCCTCCTGATCCATTTGCTCCAGCTAATCCTTGAACACCTTGGTCACCTTTAGAACCAGTGAATCCAGTTACACCTCTTGATCCAGTGAATCCAGTTACACCTCTTGATCCAGTGTAACCTCGTGAACCAGTATATCCTCGATCACCTTTCGATCCTGTATATCCTCGATCACCTTTCGATCCAGTATATCCTCTGTCACCTTTCGATCCAGTATAACCAATATCACCTTTCGATCCTGTATATCCTCGATCACCTTTCGATCCAGTATAACCAACGAACTGACCAACATTATTCCAAGTTGACCCATCATAAACCCAAAGACTACCGGTTGCCTGATCAACCACACCATCACCAGCCGAAGCTGAAGGAAAAGCTGAGTTTAAAGTAGTTTGAGGATTATTTGGAGGATTTACATTAACATCTGCTACTGATCCAGCAATTGTAACAGATGTACCATCATCACCTTTTGATCCGGTATATCCTCTATCACCTTTAGATCCAGTATAACCGATATCACCTTTTGATCCTGTAAATCCTCGTGAACCAGTATAACCGATATCCCCTTTTGATCCGGTATATCCTCTATCACCTTTAGATCCAGTATAACCGATATCACCTTTTGATCCTGTAAATCCTTTAGATCCAGTAAATCCTCGTGAACC